GGTAACAGGACACCGCATAATTTTACTTGTGCGTGGGCGCATGTGTCGGGGCACGTTATGGTAGTTCCCGCTCGAATAGGCTGATCACATGGCGGGCCGAAAAGGCAAAGGACAAATTGTTTCACGCCAAGGCCTGGCTGAATTCTTCGGCGTCGCGCTGAACACTGTCGACCACTGGGTGCGTAATGGAATGCCCGTGGTCACCCGAGGCGGACCCGGCCGGAAATGGGAATTCAACACTGCGGCCGTCGCCGCGTGGCGCGAGGATCAGGTGCGGGCGACCGCAAATGGCATGGCACCAGCGGACGCGAACCAACTGAAGTTGCGCCAACTCACCGCCAGAACCGAACAAGCTGAGATGGAACTGGCGCGCTCCAAAGGCGAAGTCGCCCCGTTGTGGCAGATGCAGCGCGCTATGCAGACGGCGTTTGCTGAGATCCGGGCAAACCTTCGGAACGTCCCGGCGCGCGCGGTGCGCATGCTAATTGGAGAGACCGACGAAATCAGGTTCAAGCGGGTCTTGCTTGAGGAAATAGACGCCGCCTTGGAGGCTCTGGCAGAGGTGGATCTGATGGATGAGGAAAGTCTGCATCCTGATGACCACGGCACCAACGAATGACGGTTCGAACACATGCTGATTTCGGCAACGCGCGCGGCGCACTGAACGCGGTGCGGGCAGCCCAACGTCAGTTGCGCCCACCGCCACAACTTTTGCCACACGAGTGGGCGGAGCGGAACGTAAGGGTGCCGGTGGGAAACGCGGTCCCTGGTCTCATCAGGTTCGACAACGCGCCCTACCAGCGAGAGCCACTCGACATGACCGCTGATCCAAGCTGCAGCAGGATCACCCTTCAATGGGGCGCACAGGTCGGTAAAACGATGCTTGCCCTATGTGCCCAAGCCTATCGCATCGTGCAGAACCCTGTCAGCCAGATCATGATGCAACCCTCGCAGGGTGACCTCCACACCTGGTTGGAAACTAAGTTCAATCCGCTGGTGGAGTCGAATGCCGAGATGCAGGCCTTGATTGCAAAGCCTCGTGGGCGGGACGGCGTCAACAATCAGCGTATGAAGTCGTATCCTGGCGGATTTCTGATGTTCTCCTGGTCGGGTTCGCCAAAGACAATGAGGGGGCGGTCGGCACCATTCATTGTCTGCGATGAGACGGACGGATACGATCGGACGCAGGAGGGGCACCCGGTCGGATTGCTATGGCAGCGCGCGGCAACGTTCGGCGACCAGCGGCAGCTGCTGGAGATTTCCACACCCACTATCAAGGGGGGTAGCTGGATCGAATCTTCGTACGAGCAGGGAGATCAGCGTCGGTTCCACGTGGGTTGTCCGCATTGCGACGAGCGCCAGCCGCTGCGTTGGGCAAACGTGAGATGGGACAAAGATGATGAAGGCAATCATTTGCCTGACACGGCGCGGTACACCTGCGAGGGCTGCGGGACGCTCTGGTCTGACGGGGAAAGGATCGCCGCAATCCGCAACGGTTACTGGGTGGCAGCGCGACCGTTCAGGGGGCACGCGTCATATCACCTATCAGAGCTGTACAGCTGCTTCCGGCGTCTGGCCGATATCGTCCAGTCTTTCCTTGAGAAGAAAGCGGCGAACGACATGCAGACGTTCATCAACGTCTCGCTGGCTGAGACCTGGGAGGAGCAGGGCGAGCGTGCTGATCCGTCGGGGCTGATGGCGCGTTCTGAGCGTTTTGCCGCGCCCGTACCGGGCGGCGGGTTGGTGCTGACCGCAGGCATAGATATGCAACCAGATCGGCTGGAAATTGAGACGGTTGCCTGGGGTCTCGGGGAGGAGAGTTGGTCTGTCGACTATGCAGTGCTGTGGGGAGACCCTTTGCACGGGGATGTTTTCGCGGACCTCGACGATTACCTCGCGCAAACCTTCCTGCATCAATCGGGCGCGCAGTTGGCAATCAGCGCGGCGTGTCTCGATACAGGCGGCACCGGCGGCTACGCGCAGGCCGCATATGAATACGCGCGGACTCGGACAGGGCGCCGACTGTTCGCCATCAAGGGCGTAGGTGGCTGGGGCCGCCCGATAGTGAGCGCGCCTAGCCGCAAATCATCCGGTCAGCGCGCGCGGAAGGTAGATCTGTTCACTGTCGGTGTCGACGAGGCAAAGTTGATCGTACAGCGCCGCCTCGGTGCGGTCGTGCCTGGGCCGGGGTATTGCCACTTTCCGGCAGATAGGGGGCCAGAGTGGTTCGACGGGCTGACGGCCGAGCAGCTGGTGACGAAGTATGTTCGTGGTTTCCCCTTGCGCGAATGGCACAAGCGGCGCGACAGGAACGAACCGCTTGACTGTCGCGTCTATTCTTTCGCAGCACTGAAGATCCTTAACCCGAACCTGCCGCGCGCGGCAAAGCGCCTGGCGGTTCCAGATGCGGATGAACAAGCTGCGCCGAAGCCGGACACCCTGACGCTGCCGGCGCGCGTATCGATCAAGGAAAACCCGCCAGAGGAACCGAAGGACGCCGGCAACGACACTGGCGGCAAGCGAAGGTTTCGCAAAAAATCCCGCCGGGGTGCGGGCGGCTGGGTGAAAAAATGGGTTTAACGACAGACAAGATCGCGGCGGGCGCGACGCTGGACCTTCGGGTCACGTTGACGGCGTACCCGGCGCCCGACTGGTCCTTGGCGCTGATCTTGCGTGGCCCGCAAGCGATCGACATCGCGGCGACGGCGGATGGCGCGTCGCATCGCATTCAGGCCGATGCGGCAACGTCAGCTGACTGGATGCCGGGAAAATACTGGTTTGCGCTGCGTGCGACGCGCGGGGGCGATGTTGTGCAAGTCGATGAGGGAGACCTGCAGATCACGCCCGATCTGGCCGCTGTTTCCGAACCATTTGACGGACGAACCCACGCCGAGCGCGTGCTGGCGGCGATAGAGGCTGTCATCGAAGGTCGTGCGACGATCGACCAGCAGTCCTATCAGATCAACAACCGGCAGCTCTCACGCACACCAATCCCGGACTTGCTGAAACTTCGCAATGAATACCGCGCGGAAGTCAGGCAACAGCGGCTGGCAGAGCGCGGCCAATCCCTTCTCGGCCGACAGATAAAAGTGAGGTTCTGCTGACGTGTTCGAATTTTTGAAGCGAACGACGGCGTCCGCGCCGAACGCAGATCCGCAGCCAGCGGCGCTTGCAGAAAAGCGTCGTCGGATGCCCACTTTGGGCAGAGCGATGGTCCGCATGTTTCAGGCAGGCAAACAGGACCGACTGCAATCGGATTGGCCGACGATGCCGTTGCCTACCGACGACATCATTCGGCGAAATCAGCGGGTTCTGGTTGCGCGCGCGCGCGAGCAGGCGGTCAACAATGATTTCGCCCGCGCGTTCTTGCGCATGGCCAAACAGAACATTGTGGGCCCGCGTGGCGTGCAGTTGCAGGCGCAACCGAAGGATGCCGACGGCACGGTCGATAACGTGGCAGCTGATGCGATCGAGGCCGCGTTCAAGGAATGGGCCCGCGCCGAGAACTGCGACGTCGCAGGAATTCAGTCGTGGCGCGCGCTGCAGCAACAGGCGGTAACATCGGCTGCACGCGACGGCGAGTTCATTTTCCTTAAAATCTTCGGTCGCGACGCCGGTCCTTCCGGGTTCGCATTGCAGGGCATTGATCCACAGCGCTGCCCACCTGATTTTGATGAGAACCGTCGGCGTGACGGGACGTTTGTAAGGTCCGGCATCGAGTTCAATCGGTACGGCCGGCGTCTGGCCTATTACTTTACCGCGACCGATGAAGAGGAAACACACGTCTATAGCTACGGTGGGCGCCGATTTATCCGCATTCCGGCGGATCGGGTTATTCATGGGTTCCTGCATGAGATGACAAGCCAGAAGCGCGGGTTGCCCTGGATGGCGTCCGCCCTGTGGCGCATGAACCAGCTCAAGGGGTTTGAGGATGCCGCGCTGGTCAACGCGCGCACAGCGGCTGCCAAGGGCGGTTTCTTTGAGTGGCAAGACGGATACGGACCGGAGGCCGAAGAGGATGAGGAACTCTTCATGGAGGCCGAGCCGGGCGCATTTCAGGAACTGCCCGCTGGGGTCCGATTCAAGGAGTGGACGCCGCAGTACCCCAGCGGCGACTATCCGATGTACGTCAAGAGCATGCTGCGCGGGATCGCTTCAGGCGTTGGCGTAGCGTACAACAACATCGCCAACGACCTCGAAGGTGTAAACTTCAGCTCAATCCGCCAAGGCGCGCTTGATGAGCGAGAGGCATGGAAAGATCTCCAGGAGTGGCTGATCGAAACCCTCATTGAACCGGTGTTTCGTGAGTGGCTGCCACGCGAGCTGTTGCGTGGGATTTCGCTTCCAAACGGCGCACAGCTGCGGCCTGAAAGGATCGAAAAATATCGATCTGTTGTCTGGCAGCCGCGCCGCTGGGCGTGGATCGACCCGAAATCCGAAGTCGCCGCAGCGGTCGCGTCAAAAAACAACCTGCTGACGTCTCCTGGCCAGATCATACGGGATACCGGCAGAGATCCCGACACAGTCTGGCGGGAGATGTCCTCAGACATCAAGGCGATGCAGGCCGCTGGAATACCAGAGAAGTACATCGCCCAGGCGATGGGACAGAAACAGGAAGGGGGCGAAAATGCGCCGCAAAGCAACGAAGAATGATGGCCTTGTCGGCCTGCGGCTGACGCGCGCGATCACGCCTGAACAGATCAACGCGAAGACCGGAAGCCGGGGCCTTGAACGGTTTGGCGAGATCCGCGAAATCGACACCGAAGCGCGCACGGTCGAGCTGGCGTTTTCCAGTGAATTCCCCGTGGAGCGTTGGTTCGGCGAAGAAATCCTGGACCATTCCCCTGGCTCGATGCGCACCGATCGGCTGGAGCAGGGTGCGGCGCTGCTGGTCAACCACGATTGGCGGGATCAGATCGGCGTCGTCGAAAGTGTCAGCATCGGGGACGATCGCCGGGGTCGTGCGGTAGTGAGGTTCGGACGGTCCGGGCGTGCCAGCGAGATATGGCAGGACGTCGTCGACGGCATCCGCAAGCATGTCTCTGTAGGATACT